ATTTCAGTGATAGGGACTAGGGGTATGACGGGCAAACGAACCGTGAATGCAAGTGCTCAGTTTAATTCACTTTTTGATATGTCCGATGGTACAACACCACTAGTTGAAGATGAAGAGTTCACTGAAGATCAGGAGCACAAACTAGAGGAACTGGAGAATGAACAAAAGTAAGAAAGCAAGAAGGCTACAAAAAGAGTTCGACTATTTACACGATAAGGTTGAACAAATGGAAAAAGAAAGAGATCAAAAAGGCAGTAGAGATTGGACAATGAAGGCACTAATTACAAAACATAAGAAATTAAAGCTCAAAGTTAAAGACGAATTGGCACATTTAGAGTAACATCTGGTGTTAATTAGGGCTTGACATATAAGCAAATTATGTTATAATGTAATAGTAGTAGAATTTTTTAGGCAATTAACGAGGTAAGACGATGAAGACTTTTATGCTACTTTTAGCATTTACTATTACTGATCCAGGCGGAGTAGAAAGGGATGAAATTGTAAATGTCTTATCAAGACATTTTGATACAAAACCAGAATGTGTTGAGTTTGTAACAGATTGGGAAGATACAATCCGATCACGTGGACTTGATGCTGTTCAAGATATGTTAAAAGATGGTTGGACAGTTGAACTTGTTCATGTAGGTTGTACAGAAAAACCAAATTTGGAAGTTGTAAAAGGCTTAGAAGAGGCACCATTCGACAACGATGACGATGAAACAGATCCGGGAAATGAGAAATAATGAAACGTGTTTACAAAGACGGTGAAAGCTCAGAAGTTAAATTCTTTACTGGGTACGAAGTGGAAAAAACACCAGCCTTTGATATGGACACATTATTTGTTGTTGGACCACAACCTTTAGACGATATCATAGATTACGCAGAAGACAAATGGATACACCATATATACCTCGGTGCTAACCAAAGTTTTCATGTTGATCTAACTCAAAATCATCAAGGTGAAATTAAACTATGGACAGACATCATAGTTGGATTGCTTGATCGGAATTACCTGGTAACATTGGATTACGATGTTAAGTATCATAAATGGGTACTTGATTGCGAGTTTAATGATTACGAAAAATTCATTTCACAGATTAGTGTAAAATTACCCAACATTGACGAATTAAATTATAATGCTTGTATCAAAATTGATGACAGTGATTTTAATGCATCCAATCCTGGAGTTTGGATACATCAAGTACATGATTTAATGGATAGAAGTAAGTTTACAAAGTGGGCTGAATACGAAAAAGATGAACCAATAGAGGTTGACAAATAACACAGAAGGTAATATACTAATGGTTGCAGTGATGACAATGGACCAAATGGTACTAGAAAATATGAAAAAAGAAGCAGACGAGAAACGCATACGAAACGCAAAACGTATGATATGGGTTACGTTCCGCAAAGAAGGGATACATAAGTATCCTGCGGCACTAGATGATCCGAAGTTAGCAACTGGAGATGAATATGATGTATCATTTCTAGGATATCCGCATAGACATATATTTCATTTCAAAGTAGTGATTGAAGTATTTCACGATGATAGAGATATTGAATTTATACAATTTAAACGTTGGTTGGAGAAACTATATGAAGGGGAACTAAATGTAGATTACAAATCTTGCGAGATGATGGCAGATGACTTATACACAAAAGTCAATACCCGTTATCCAGGTAGAGAAGTACACATTGACATTTCTGAAGATGGCGAAAATGGTTGCCATATTCAATATGCACGTAGCTAGATGAAGGAGAACACATTGTGGGCTATTTTGCAGAACGACCCGACGTTGTACAGATCTTTGATGATCTTGACAAGTTACGCGACTTTTGTCGCTTTGAAGGATACAAGTTTGATGAGCGAGACTTGTATAACAAAAAAAGCCGAGTTTGGCAGGCTTTCTTAGATCCTGAAAAGGCTAGGAAAGAAAGGCAAATGCGGAATCGCAATAAAAGGAATAAACGTAGACAATGACAATATACATAGTAGACATTGAAGCAGTTGACACTAGATACACTAAACAGTGGAAAGAGTATCTACCAGCACAACTACGGAAAGCTACTAGTGAAAATGTTGTTGTGATTAGCGGTGGAGAAACTCCTCAGGCTACAACGCCTGGGGCTTTTCTTAACTTCGGTGGTACAAACGTTTATAAAAGTAAACAACTCGAACAAATAGGTGAAATGTTTTGTAAGGGAGAAGTTAAAGATGGTGACTACTTCTTATATACAGATGCATGGAACCCTACTGTTTTACAATTAAAATATATGGCTGAGTTGTTAGGCGTAAAAATTAAACTTGGTGGTATGTGGCACGCCGGCAGTTATGATCCGGCAGACTTTTTAGGTAGATTAATTGGCAATGCACCTTGGTGTAGACTTGCAGAACAATCTATGTTTGAAGCATATGACCATAACTTTTATGCAACACAATTTCATATTGATCTTTTTATGAAAAGTTTCAATAATGTAAGTCCTGGTAAAGTAATTCGAACAGGTTGGCCTATGGAGTATCTAGCAAATAGTTTAGACACTTATAAAAATATGCCAAAGGAAAATTTAATTTTATTTCCACACAGAATTGCACCAGAAAAACAGCCAGACATATTTAGAGATTTACCAACACAATTACCTGACTATGAGTTTATAGTATGTCAAGATCAAACTTTAACAAAGAATGAATATCATAATTTGTTAGGTCGTGCTAAGATTGTTTTTAGTGCTAACTTGCAAGAGACATTAGGTATAAGTTGGTATGAAGGTGCGTTAGTTGACACTATACCAATGGTGCCAGATAGATTAAGCTATCAAGAGATGGGGTTAGATGAGTTTAAATATCCATCAGAATGGACAGCTTCGTTTAAATCTTACACGCATCACAAGGAAGCGATCAAAGACCGAATTAGAGATTATATAGAAAATTATGACGACTACATTCCTTTGATACGAAAGCAGGTTACTAAATTAAAAGCAGACTTTTTTAGTGGTAAAAATCTTTATAAAGGAATTAAAAATGACGATTAAAGGCACAGTAACACCAGCGTATACGATAACGTATGATACTAGTTCTGTTTCAAAGATAGCATCTACGAATAATGATTATACTATTTCATTTGATAGTACGTCGATGGTTGACAATCCAAATAGTACAATTACATATAATTCTACACCTATTAGTATTACTACTGATCCTGATCCTTTTGGAGTTGAATGGACTAGAAAAACATTTGACAAGTGGCCATCAGAAGTTATTATTGATGATATGATTACAAAATATCCAGGACTTAGATTGCAATATGAAAAATTTATGACCGTATATAATCTAGTTAAAGATGATTATACGTATGAGGAACCTGTAAATGATGGGTCTATTTAAAAATAGAAAACGTGTCATTCGTGACCGTTATAATCAGGTTCCTTATCTAGTTAGATATTATTTGTTTTTACGAGATAGAAAAAGGTTTCCATTTAACCTTACGTTACATAAGATTTTAGTTAGCGACTTAGATGACTTACATGACCATCCATGGAGTTATGCTACACTTATTTTAAAAGGTGGGTATTTTGAACATACACCGTCAGGTAAGTTTTGGCGTGGTCCAGGCCATTTTCGTGTTTGTAAAGCACAGTCTTTACACAGGCTTGAACTTAAAAAAGACGCCGATGGTAATGAAATTCCATGTTGGAGTTTATTTGTAATGGGACAGAAAGAGCAAGACTGGGGATTCATAAGAAACGGTGAATGGATCAATAACGAACAATACTTAAAGGAAAAATATGGTCAAGAAGCATTATTATAGTTGGACTAACATAGAAAATATGGTTAAACAAATTGTACTTGGTATGTACAAAGATAAATGGATACCTGAGTATATTGTAGGTATCACACGAGGGGGTAATATACCGGCGGCTATATTAAGCAATATGCTAGACATTAGATGCGAATCATTAAAAGTTGCATTACGTGACCATACACGAAAACAAGAATCTAATACATGGATGGCTGAAGATGCCGTTGCAAAAAGAAAAAATATTTTAGTAATAGATGATATTAATGATACAGGTGCAACGTTTGATTGGATTAAAAAAGATTGGGGCATTAATGGTCATACCAATGTTCGCTTTGCTGTCTTAACTGAAAACTTATCAAGTGAGTTTGAAGACGTTAAGTATTGGGCTCACGAAGTAAACAAAGCAGAAGAAGATGTATGGTTAGTATATCCTTGGGAAAATGTTGGCGCATATAAAGATGACTAACGTAGTACAATTTAAAAAGAACAAAGAAGTTTTCGTTTTAAAATTTAAAACACAAGATGTTATTAGGTTTACAAAACGTGATGAGCATCATGACATTATGTTAGAGGTGCACCAAAATAAAGGTACTGCTTGGGTACCGGCACTTAATAAGAATGAAGCCCGTAAACGATTACACTCAATGATGAGTGTACTTGAATGGGTTGAGGAGCATACAAATGAAACTTGAAGAAACTGTTTGGCACAAAAATAGTGAACCGTTAGTTAAAACAAAATATTTTTATGTATGGAAAGACAAGTATCCGGTAACTGAAGGACACTTATTGTTTGTTCCTAAAGAAGAAGATTGGGATCATTTAGCAAAATGCTATAAGGCCGCATACCAATGGGGTTATGATTGGGTGCAAAAAGGATTTTGTGATGCTTATAACATTGGACAGAATGTTGGCCGCGAAGCAGGACAATCTATAATGTATGCTCATGTACATTTAATTCCTAGACGTAAAGCTGATATGGAAGACCCGACTGGAGGAGTGCGTCATGCTATTCCAGAAAAGGGGAATTATAAACAGGGTGAGCTACCTTTTCAATCAGAAAAACAGATGAGATTATTTGAATGAGAATTGCGGCTATAGGGTGTAGTCATACAGCAGGTTATCATGTTAGTAATGCTCCGGAAGAAAATGTTCCTTTAACAGAAGAGAACTGGCCTTTTTCTGGACGATGGCAGGATAATAACTGGGCAGAAGAATACATTAATAGCAAAAATGCTGACGGTGTAATCTTTGCAAGAATCGGCAACGGTTGGTATGAATACAGCGAATGGCTAGATTTTCTTTTTAAAAAATATAACGATATTACAGAAGTTATAGTACAAAATACTTATTGGAATCGTTTCCGTGTAACGTCTATTAATCCACCGGATTACGAGCATATGATACCATTAGAAGCATTGTATAAGCACGAAACAACTAAAGGAAGGATTGATTGCTGGACAAAGAACGTAGAAGTAAAGGATTCAGACGATCCTAACTACAGAGTTATTGACGCTCCACATCAAATTAGGGCAAAAGATTACGTAAATACAGTTAACATAGACGTACAATACCACCCCCGCTTTCAATGGATCGAACCCGACTTACGTCGAATCACATATATGGAAGGCAAAACATGGTTAGAAATCATGAGCCTGAAATCGCAACGGGATTGGTTGAAAGAAATATATATTTTACAGACACTATGTAAAGAAAATAATGCTGAACTAAAATTGTTTGGCTTAAACAAATGGACTTGGATACCGTCCAAAATGAAAGATTATTTTAATTTTGACAGTATTCAAGTAGCAACAGATTCTGTGGACGACTGGTTTACACAGAATAAACGGATTGATATTCAAAAGCATACTGTAGATGATGAGCATTACTCAAAAGAGATTCATCGTGCAATAGCCTTAGAATATCTACCATCGCAATTTTGCGGTAACACTAGCTAAAGGAGAATAAAATGCGAGACAAACTATTAGCCGCTTTTAAGGCCAACATGGAAGGGAATATTGCGAAGTCAGTAGCTAATGTTGAGGTTCTACTCAATAATGCTCAAGGCGTTGCAGAACACCCTGACGTAGTCGGTACAATCGCTACCGAAATAGAATTAATCGCCAAGTATAATGATATGCTTGAAATGGCTAACAAACATTTCTAAAATACTTGACAACGACCTAAATATACTGTATTATAGTATACTAAGGTTAAATGGCAATCCACTGCCTTAACATCGGAGAATAACATTGGGAAAAATAAGTAAACAAATTCGGCAACGTTTGATAGACGCAGGAATAAGATTTCATGCGAATGATAATATTAGTAAACACATTTACGAATACGAAAAGGAACAACTTGAAAAAGAAGTACAAGAAGCCTTTCAAGAAGTTCTTAATGCACTTGTAATTGATACTGAAAACGATCATAATACTCGCAACACGGCAAAACGAGTTGCAAAAATGTATGTTCGAGAAATTTTTGGAGGTCGTTTTAATTCACGTCCTGCGGTAACAAGTTTTCCTAATATGGGTTACAAATCTTTGTATACGAGTGGGCCTATAAGTATAAGGTCCACTTGTGCCCATCACTTTCAAAATATTGTAGGTAATGCTTGGGTTGGAATTATACCCGAAGATGAAGTTATTGGTCTGAGTAAGTTTAATAGACTAGTACATCACATTGCCGAACGCCCTCAAATACAAGAAGAAATGACTACAGAAATTGCTAATGAATTATCTGAGTATGCAAAGACAAAACATATAGCAGTTGTAGTTAAAGCAGAACATCATTGCATGACACAACGTGGAGTTAAAGAACACGAGAGTGATATGACTACTGCTATTATGCTTGGTGCATTTAGCGAAGATCCAGCACTAAAACAAGAATTTTATGACATCTGTTTAAGCATGAAAGGACATTCAAAATGAGTGTATCACCTGTCAGAGAGTTTTGGGATCGTAAAGTGGACAAAGCAATACAAATGTTTGAGTATGGGGCTTGGACAGAAGAAAAGTTTTTGGACGAGATGTCCAGATTAGGCTACGATAAGGCTGTTATAAGGGAGAAGATATATGAAGGCTAGAGTATGCGAATCATTCTATAGTGTACAAGGCGAGGGTAGATTTGTTGGTGTACCGTCGGTATTTTTACGTATGTTTGGTTGTAATTTTAAATGCCGTGGTTTTGGTATGCCACGTGGTGAATTGGCGAATGACTATGATCTAATTGCTAAGGACCACCAGGAAAACCCGGATAAGTACAAAGTATTGAAAGATTTGCCATTAGTGCATACAGGTTGTGATAGTTATGCATCATGGGATCCTAGATTTAAGAAGTTTACTACGGATTATCAACTAGATGAGCTAGTTGAAGAATTACTTTCTCTTACACCAGAAGGCAAATGGACTTGCGATAATGGGCAAGATATCCACCTAGTAATAACAGGGGGTGAACCATTGCTTGGTTGGCAAAGGATGTACATCGAGCTATTTGAACATCCTCGAATGGGAGATTTAAAAAATGTTACATTTGAAACAAACACAACGCAAGAGCTTCGAGATGATTTCCGAGATTATATTGGATCTAAAGCAAGATTTCATACTACTTGGTCGTGCTCTCCGAAACTTACTGTCAGTGGCGAGTTATGGAGTGATGCTATCAAGCCTAAAGTTGCTGATTCATATTTTACTGTCCCTGGGACTCACTTGTATTTTAAGTTTGTCGTGGCTGATGAAATTGATGTGGACGAAGTTACAAAAGCTGTGGACGAATACAGAGCTGAAGGAATTGATTGTCCAGTCTACTGTATGGCAGTGGGTGGTTGCTATGAAGAGTACCAAGAAAACGCAAAAAAAGTCGCCACACTCGCAATGGGAAGAGGGTGGAGATACACACCCAGACTACACGTTGATATCTTCGGAAATTCATGGGGAACCTAAAAACAATGACGAACTTGACTTGGAGAAAATTAGACATTCAGGAATATAAATTATGCTAGATAAATTAAAATCACTATTCGATAAGAAAAAAGCTAAAGGCGATACAAAAGAAGTTGATCGTATTGAGCTTTTAATGAAAGAAAAGAAAGCGGCACAAAAGGCTAAGAAACCTTGGGTAGCAGTTTTGAATACTCATGTTAATGAGAAAGATATTAAAAATGGGTTCTTTGAACTAGATTGGAACAACGAATTTATTGAACAACTATTAGATGCTGGTTATAAAGGCGAAAGTAATGAGCAGATAGTAGATGGTTGGTTTAAAGACGTTGCACGAAATATTCTTAAAGATCAAGGACAAGACCCTACAAGAGGAGCAGGTTACATTAATGTTGGTGCTCCAAATAAGGATGGTAAAAGTGAGGTATCGTGATCGAGATACAAAAACTTGTAAGTCAACCACCTAGAAATAGTTATGCACCTACCTGGGATATTAGCATAGGTGTTGCAACTTGGGAAGAAGAAGAGAAAATTGAAAAGTTAAATCAGTATCTCTTAAAAAAAGAAAAAGAGATATTAGAACTTAACCCAAACGATCATGACGGTGGTACAGGTTTAGGATACGGTTCAGTTACAGCAAGGTTTGGGCAATATAACTTATTTGATTTTGAAAATGAAGAAAGTACTTTAACTGATCTATTGACATGGCTACGAAAATCGTATATAATGTTTGTAGAACAGGATGGAACACCAATAGAGGATTTAGTAATTGTTTGTTGGTATAATATTATGGAAATAGGCGGAAAAATTAATTCACATTATCATGGTGCAGGACCTATAACTTATCTTAGTGGAAATCTGCATTTAGGCGATTATAATACAAAAACATTTTATCAATTTCCATTTGAGAAAGAAGTGTTCCATCATTTACAAAATAAAAGAGGACAAGTAACTTTTTTCCCTGGTTATCTAAATCACCATACAGATGAATTTATGGGACCTGGAAAAAGATTAAGTATCGCATTTGATTTATGGACTAAAGAAGAGGGTGTACCAAGCCCATTAGCAACCAGAGAATTTATGAATAAGGAAATAGCAAATGAAATACGTTCTAGTTGATACAGCAAATACGTTCTTTAGAGCTCGTCATGTAGTACGTGGCGAACTTGATATGAAAGTAGGTATGGCTTTTCATATTACGTTTAATAGCTTAAAGAAGGCATGGAATGACTTTGATGCTGATCATATTGTATTTTGTTTAGAAGGACGTAGTTGGCGTAAGGACGTTTATGAGCCATATAAAAGAAATAGACAGGCGGCACGTGATGCTCTTACAGAAGCACAACAAGACGAAGAAAAAGTCTTTTGGGAAACGTTTGATAGCTTTAGAGAGTTTATAACAACTAAAACAAATTGTACTGTATTACAACACTCAGAATTAGAAGCTGATGATTTAATTGCAGGATGGATACAACATCATCCTAATGATGAACACGCAATTATATCAACAGATGGTGATTTTGCACAATTAATTTCACCCACAGTTTGTCAATATAACGGTGTATCAAATGTAACGATTACACATGAAGGTTATTTTGACGATAAAGGCAAACGAGTAATCGACAAAAAGACAGGCAAAGAAAAAGAAGCACCTAACCCAGACTGGGAACTATTTCAAAAATGTGTACGTGGAGATACTAGTGATAATGTGTTTTCTGCGTATCCAGGTGTAAGAGTTAAAGGCACAAGAAACAAAGTAGGCTTACAAGAGGCATTTGATGATATGAAAACAAAAGGTTACAGTTGGAATAATTTAATGTTGCAACGTTGGGTAGATCATGATGGGAAAGAACATAGAGTACTAGACGATTATAATCGAAATGTAGAGCTATGCGATCTGTCTGCACAACCAGAAAACATTAAAGAAAAGATTAAAAATACGGTTGTTGAAAATGCACAACCTAAGAACATTCCACAAGTTGGTTTGAGACTAATGAAATTTGCCGCATTATACGATATGCAAAGAATAACAGACAATGCTCAGGCTTATGCTGAACCACTACAAGCGAGGTATCCTGTATTATGACAGACTTAAAAGCAAAAGAAATACTAAAAAACAAATTCTGGATTATGGAAGATGCTATTACAGAACAACGAATAGGAACATTATCTAGAGACGAAAACAATCATTATATGTATTGTTGCACACAAAACACTACACGACTTGGATCTAAAACTGAATATTACAGTTGTTTAAAAGATCTTAAAAAAGGTATCGGGGGAAATATACTTTGGACCAGTGCCACTATAAGTGATGCTGATAAAACAGTTGATAAAGAAATTTATAATTTAGCAACTAGTACTGTACCATATAATGCTGTTTACGACCTTAAAAGAAAATTTGCACTATTCACTAAAAGTAAAAAATCTAAGAGTTTATATTGTGCTGGTTACTTTATAATTCATTTTGACAAGGGCTGGGTTAAAAGTTTTTGTCCTAAACTAGTTACATTAGAAAAATATGAACATAAAGGACCATTTAAAACTGAATTAGAAATGCGTCAGGAGTTAAGCCGTGCCAACCGTTAAACCATTAAACACTATTCCTATAGAGCAATTTATTGATAAAGTTAAACAGGCAGAGAATTCAAGACAAATTGAAGTTAAGATAGAGATCAAAGAAGCAAAGAATCTTGCTCTTACATTAGGCGGAGTAATGTCTAGGTTGCACGGAGATCTTGAAAAGCTAGTAGATCAATCTAATAAAGCCGAAGAAGTCGTTAACATTACCATGGACGGCGGAACGAAGTGGAAATAACCCCCTAAATACCCCTCTGTAATTACACTCTACTCATAGAGTAAACTGCGTATATAACTGCTATATTCTGATAAATAATAGTAGTGTTTAACAGGAAAAAGATATGAGTAGACCAAAACCAGATATTATATTAGAGAACGTAAATAAGAAAACTTATCGTTCAGAACAGGTTCTGAAGGCCGATGCCATATGGGCAGTCTTCTTTAAAGATAAGCCTTTCAATTTGAAATCATCAAATGTATTAACAAATTATCCTGGTCCAAAATATAAAAAGGTTAGTTTTAGTAATCCCGGTCATGCACATAACCTCGCAAAGAAACTTAACGACTTATTTAATTCTACAGACTTTACAGTTGTAAGATTAACGTCTGGTGAGACAGTTGTAGAAAAATGAATTTAAAAGAAACCTATACCAGGGTATTCTTAAAACAAGCAGGCATTTCTATTAACGAAAGTACACTAAAAGAATATATGCCCTTATGGTGGCAGAATACTCGAGCAAAGACCGAAGGTGGTTTAAGATTAACAGAAGCGGGTTTTGACTTTACGGTTGAAAAACTAGACCTATCTAATTATGATGTTCCGTTCCCTCCCGACTTCAAAATCACAACACAGGTTGTAATATTTTTGGACAAGTTTATAGATTGTCCATATTTTCTTCATCATAAGGGTATTACTGTTTTAAACGAAAAGAAAGCACTCGAATTACACCTTTTTTCCGGTGATGTCCGAAAATACGGACTTAATAAAGCTCTAAAACGGGCAAATGACTCTGTAACCTCTTGATATTATTGGATTCTTTTTTATAGAAAAAGTGCATTTTCCGGTTGACCTTTTGAGTAATTGGTGTTATTATATAAACATAATAAGGCACTGAAACAATGAAGGCAAAAAAAGGAGTACACGCAATGGAAAATCTAGCAGTTAGGCAAGTAAGTCCTAATAGTGCAAAGGCAAGTATTGTCCGGGCATTTAAGAAGAAACGTCCAATTTTTATCTGGGGTCCCCCAGGTATTGGAAAATCAGACATCGTTCGTCAAATTGGCGATAATATGGAAGCTCACGTTATTGATATACGTTTGAGCTTATGGGAACCTACAGATATTAAAGGTATTCCATATTTTGATTCTAAGCAGGGCACAATGGTTTGGGCACCCCCAAGCGAACTGCCAGATGCTAAAACAGCCAAAAAGCACAAATATATTATTGTGTTTTTGGATGAAATGAATTCTGCCGCACCGGCTGTACAAGCCGCGGCATACCAATTAATTCTTAATCGTAAGGTTGGTACTTACACTTTACCAGACAACGTTTTGATTGTTGCCGCTGGTAACAGAGAAGCTGATAAAGGCGTTACTTATAGAATGCCTGCTCCGTTGGCTAACAGATTCGTTCACTTAGAAATCAAAGTTGATTTTGATGATTGGTTTGAGTGGGCAGTTAAGAACAACCAGCACCAGGATGTTGTTGGGTATTTGACATTTAGCAAGAAGGACTTATACGATTTTGATCCAAAATCACCGAGTCGTTCATTTGCTACACCCCGTTCATGGTCATTTGTTTCCGAACTTTTGGAAGATGATGACGATGAAAATACCACTACAGATTTAGTTAGTGGTGCAGTCGGCGAAGGCCTTGCTGTAAAATTCATGGCTCACCGAAAAGTAGCCGCACAACTTCCTAACCCAAGCGATATTCTTACTGCAAAGGTTAAGACGTTGGAGACTAAAGAAATCAGTGCCATGTATTCCTTAACAGTCTCATTGTGCTACGAGCTTAAAGAGGCTTGCGATAAAAACGACAAGAAGTTTGACGACAAAGTTAATAACTTCTTAAGATTCGCAATGGATAATTTCGATACTGAATTGGTTGTCATGGGTATCAAATTAGCTCTTACGCAATATCAACTTCCAATCGATCCAGATGAAGTTGACTGTTTTGATGAGTTCCATGAAAGATTCGGCAAGTATATTAAGGCCGCACAAGGAGAAGCGTCTGCATAGTAGACGTTGTAGTGGGGGCAATTATTTGGTTGCCCCCACTATTTTATGGTTGACAGATACTCCAAAAGACCGTATAATAAATATATAATAAGAAATTGAGGAATGGCACAGATGACTACAGTTACTTTAGAAAACCCAAAAACAGAAGAAGTTAAACTTACTCCAGAAGAGTTGAAAGACCTTCGAGCTGATGTTTTGGATAAAATTATTGTAGCACGAGTTGGACTACTTTTACGTCACCCATTTTTTGGTAATATGGCTACAAGGCTTATTATTAAAGAGTGTGATGACTGGTGTGGTACAGCCGCAACTGATGGTAGACACTTATTTTATAACTCAATCTTCTTTTCTAAAATGACTAATAAGGAAATTGAGTTCGTTATTGCTCATGAAATTCTTCATTGCGTTTTTGATCATATGACAAGACGTGAAGATAGAGACCCCCAGGTTCATAATATTGCATCAGATTATATTGTTAATAATACGTTGGTGCGTGATTCAATTGGAACGAAGCCAAAAGATATTCCAATTTTCCAAGATTTTAAATATGAAGGTTGGACTTCTGAAGCAGTTTACGAAGAAATTTACAAGAAATATGATGAGGAAGAGCTTAAACAATTAGGCGAATTGCTTGACGATCATGTTGATTGGGATAAGGACAACGACACTAGCCCATCTAATTCTAAAGATAAAAAGGGCAATAGTAAGAAGAAAGGTCCTCCAAAATATTCTAAAGATGAACTTCGTAAGATCCGTGATGAAGTTAAAGAAAGTATGTTAGGTGCGGCACAGGCCGCAGGTGCTGGTAATGTTCCAGGTGAAGTTGATAGGTTTATTAAAGAGCTTACTGAACCTAAAATGAACTGGCGTGATTTGTTACGTCAACAAATCCAAAGCACTATTAAAAATGATTATTCTTGGCAACGTCCTTCACGTAAGGGTTGGCACACAGGAGCAGTTCTTCCTGGTATGACTTTTGATACAACTATTGATATTTGTATTGGAATTGATATGAGTGGTTCAATTGGAAACGAACAAGCTAATGTGTTTCTAAGCGAAGTACAAGGCATTATGCAAGAGTATCAAGACTACAGAATTAAACTATGGTGCTTTGATACTAAAGTATATGGTGAAGAAGACTTTACTGCTGATAACGGTAGCGAACTATCAGAATACCAACTTACAGGTGGCGGTGGTACAGACTTTATGGCGAATTGGAGATATATGGAAGACGAAGGTATTAATCCAAAACGTTTCATAATGTTTACCGATGGTTATCCTTGGGATAGCTGGGGTGATGAAAACTACTGTGAAACAGTATTCATCATTCATGGTCATCATGATAAGAACTTAAAGGCGCCGTTCGGTGTAACGGCACATTACGAAGCATGAAGGCCTGGAGTTTTAAATTGAGATTTTGTTATCCATCCAAACTAAAGACTATTAAATCTTTCGTTTATAGTGACACAGGAACGGATATAGAAGAACGGTTTTACCCAAATGTGGTTAGTAATATTAAAGAAATAAAAGACCCATTAAAGAATATAGCATTTACTGGGTGGGGTAAGAAGAAAGAATCTAAATACATTTAAAGGAATGCAAACTATAATGTTACATAAGACAGGGCAACCAAATGCCCTAAATTACTTTGACATTAGGCAACTTAAAGTTGCTCCACCCCACTTTGAATACATTATCTTAAAACAAAATTACAACTTAGAAGATGCTATTACAAAATGGATAGTAAAGAACTTAAAAGGACGGTTCTTTATTGGTAAGAAAGTAGATTTGGACAAGGAAAACACGGTTGCTACTCTAGTTAACCTGGGTTTTGAGGATCCAAAAGAGCTTTCTTATTTCATGTTGGCGTGTCCACTTTTAAAGTACTAATAAATAATATACGTATATAATATACAATACATCTAAAGGAGAACATATATGTCAGATGGAAAACAGGCTATGGCACCAGAAGGAACGACGGCTACTCCGCCTCAGGCGGCTCCGACGGCTCCAACAATGCCACAAGCATCAACAGTACCTCCAGCAGGAGCACCAGCCGACGGGCAGGCACCAGCAGGTTCAACTGAACTAACAGTTCAGGACTTGGGCGTACTAAAAACTATTATCGAAGTTGCACAGACTCGTGGGGCATTTAAGCCAAACGAAATGGAAGCAGTCGGTAAAACGTATACAAAGTTAGATACATTTCTAGCTAGTATACAAAATCAACAAGTAGCGGCACAAGGTGATGCTCCGGCGGCACCTGCTAAAGCGGCTACAACAGGAGACAAATAATGGCAAACTTAAAGCATATCGGTCGATTTAAAAAGACTGGACGTAAATGTGCCGTTGTCTTTCGTACATTACCAGGCGATCATGAGAATTGTCTAGTAGTGCAAACAGAAAACTTACCTGATGACGATCATGATATCTTAATCAGATTGATTGAAAGCAACACAGGTCAAGTTGCTGACGAATTAGCTGACGCTATGCAACGTACACCACTAGGTGACGGTAGCATAATGTTAGCACGATTTCATGCAAGAGGTAACCTAGTTAAGGTTAGCACTTCTGAGATTGAGATGACACCAGACACAAGCACACTGGTTAGTCTAGATGAACTTAATAAAGAAATTGCACAACAAAAAGGTGTGCAAGTTAAGGATCTAGCAGTAGGCGGAACATCTGTAGACGAAGTTGGAAGTGTTACAGATATATCACCTAAACCAGCAGACGTACCTGCAGACGTAAAAGCGGCTAGTGAGGCTGATCCAATATCAGACGAAAAATTAGCTACAAAATACCGTGCAGATGCTGATGCACTTTTTAAAGAAGCTACAGAACTTCGTAAACAAGCCGAAGAACTGAGCCCTACTAAAAAGGGTGCGGCTAGTGGTAAGCAATAAAAAGCGGTTACCACAAAGTGTTATAGACAAATGGCCAGAAGTATTTGATCATATAGATATCAAGGCCATACCGCTCGAATACTTGCATTCTATTAGGGTAGAATTCTCTAATGGAAAGATCTGGGATGTTGCCGTTAAGGACGATCCTAAAGCTAAAAATCCTCGTTCCCAGCTGGAAAGAACACTCCAAGACCTCTTTGACGCATACGAAAAAAGTATCAAACACGTAGATTTTAGGGTTGAT